TTGGCTGTCGGTACGGTCGAGGTTCGCCAGAAGCGGGTGAAGCGCCGCAAGGTTCACAAATACATCATGAGCGGTGGCGGTATCCTTGACGATATGGGATATATCGCTGGCAAGAACATTCCGATTGTCCCTTATTACGGCAAGCGTTGGTTCGTTGATAACGTCGAGCGTTGCATGGGCCACGTCCGCCTAGCAAAAGATCCGCAGCGCCTGAAGAATATGCAGCTTTCAAAGCTGGGCGAGATCAGTGCGCTTTCATCTGTCGAAAAGCCAATCCTCGTTCCTGAACAGGTTATCGGCCATCAAGCTATGTGGGCTGACGATAACATCCGCAATTATCCCTATCTGCTGGTCAATCCGATCACTGGCCCGAATGGCGAGATGCAAGCCGCTGGCCCTGTTGCTTATACCAAGTCTTCCGACATTCCCCCGGCGATGGCTGCACTGCTCCAATTGACCGAGCAGGATATGGCTGAGATTTTGGGCAACAACCAGCAAGCCGACAAGATGGTCAGCAACATCAGCGGTAAAGCCGTTGAGATGATCCAGACCCGCCTGGACATGCAGTCATTCATCTACATGACCAACATGGCGAAGGCTATGCGTCGCTGCGGTGAGATATGGCTGTCGATGGCTAAAGACATTTACGTCGAAGAAGGCCGCAAGATGAAGTCGATTGATCAGATGGATCAGGTCGGCTCGATTGAATTGATGAAGCCGATCATCGACCCGGAATCCGGTGAATTGGATTATGAAAACGACCTAAGCAAAGCGACCTTTGACGTTGCTGTTGATGTTGGCCCGTCGTTCACCAGCCGCCGCGAAGCCACTGTCCGCTCACTGACTGGCATGATGCAGGTGACAAGCGATCCTGAAACGCAGATGATTTTGCAGGCTATGGCGATCATGAACATGGACGGCGAAGGTATCAGCGACATTAAGGACTTCTTCCGTTCGAAGCTGGTTCAGATGGGCGTTGTGAAGCCGACCGAGGAAGAACAGCAGCAGATGATGGAAGCGATGATGGCGCAAGGACAGCAGCCTGACCCGCAAGCCATGTATCTGATGGCAGAAGCACAGAAGGCTGAAGCCTTAAGCCTGAAAGCACAGGCAGACACGCAATATAGCTTGGCACGGACGGAAGAAACCCGCGCCAAGACCGCTGAAACCTTGTCGAACATCGACATTGACCAGCGCAAGTCGGCCATCGAGTCGGCTGAAAAGATTGGGGCTGCATTACAGCCGCAAACCAATGTGGTTCCACCCGCCACGCAATTCGGGTGAGTTTACGGGGTAGTATATGAAAACGGCAGAAATGGAGAATGACGAAACATTCGACGCGATTGATCTGGATACTGGCATTGAAACCGAAGATGAGAACCTAGCCGTCTTGGTTGATGATGAAGCGGAAGATGAGATTGACGAAGATGAAGTCGTAATTTCCATCGGTGAGGAATCGCCTCCTCAAGAGGAAGAAGCCCGTGCGCCTAAATGGGTGCGCGAGTTGCGTAAATCGAACAGGGAAAAAGAACGTAAGATCCGCGAACTTGAAGCGCAGCTAAATGCAAATGTAACTGAGACCAAGCCGGTTGCATTGCCCGCAAAGCCAACGCTCGAAGGCTGTGATTACGACTCTGACGAATATGAAAACAAGCTTGCCGCATGGTATGAGCAGAAACGCGAATATGATGCAGCCGAAGCCCAGATCGAGGCCCAGCGAGATGCTGAAGCCAAGGAGTGGCAGGACAAGCTTAATTCCTATGCGAAAGCCAAGGCTTCGCTGAAGGTGCGGGATTATGAAGATGCCGAAGCGTTTGCGCTCGATACCTTCAACGTCACGCAGCAAGGAATTGTTCTTCAGGGTGCCGAGAATCCCGCGCATCTGATTTATGCACTGGGCAAGAGCCAAAAGCGTGCCAAGGAACTCGCCTCAATCAATGACCCCGTGAAGTTTGCCTTCGCGGTAGCTAAACTGGAGACTCAGTTGAAAGTGACCAATCGCAAGGCAGCAGCAGCGCCAGAACGCACCATCACCAGTGGCGGTGGCCGCATCTCTGGATCTGTAGACTCAACCCTTGAACGGCTGCGTGAAGAAGCCCTTAAGACCGGCGATCTGTCAAAGGTCATGGCTTACAAGCGTGGCAAGAAAACCTAATTAAAGGAATTGAATACCATGAACGCATTCTCAAAGGAGGAAGTCGTTGCATTTGAGAACCTTCTCGAAGGCTTTAACGACGCGCTGATCCTTTCCAAAAACATCAGCATCTACAACACCAATGGCGTAACGATGGAACGCGCACGCGACACCATCTGGCGTCCGATGCCGTATATCGGTGAATCGTTTAACCGCACCGTCGGCTCGACGATTGCTTCGAACGTTTCGACCATGACGCAGCTTTCGGTTCCTTCGACCCTTGGCTTCAGCAAATGCTCGGCTTGGCAGATGAACTCGCTCCAGCTTCGTGATGCCTTGCAGGAAGGTCGCCTTGGCGATGCTGCAAAGCAGAAGCTTGCTTCGGACATCAACCTGTCGGTTATGGACGTTGCTTCGGCACAGGGAACGCTGGTCGTTCCCATCGTTGGCGCTCCTGGCGATTATGATGACATTGCTCTGTGCGATAGCATCATGAACGAACAGGGCGTTATGTCGGAAGATCGCTATCTCGCTCTGTCGAGCCGCGATTACAACGGCATGGCTGGCAACTTGGCTGCTGCGACTCGTTCGTTCACCGGCAACAAGTCCGCCAATGCTTACGAGCGTTCGTATGTCGGCCCCGTCGCTGGCTTCGAAACCTATAAGCTGGACTATGCCAACCGCTGCGTCGCTGCTTCGGCAAGCCGCACGATTGCAACCAATGGCGCACAGGTTCGTTTCGTTCCGCGTGCAACCACCACCGCAACCGCTGGCGTCCTCAACGTCGACAACCGCTATCAGACCGTCACTGTCTCCTCGACAACCGGCCTCACTGCTGGCGATATGTTCACCGTTGATGGCATTCAGGCCGTCCATCAGATCACGAAGCGCACGACTGGTCAGCTTAAGACCTTCCGCGTTATCTCGATTGTTGATGGCACCTCGATGGTTATCAGCCCGCCGATGATCGGTGCGAACTCCTCACCGACTGACGCTGAACAGCAGTATCAGAACGTGTTCGTTGCTTCGACCTCGGCAACTGCTGCAATCAACCTGCTGAACAACCGTGCGACCAGCATCAACCCGTTCTGGCGCAAGGATGCAATCGAACTGCTTCCTGGCCGTTATGCTGTTCCTGATGGCGCTGGCGCAGACGTTCTGCGTGCTTCGACTGATCAGGGCATCGAACTGGTGATGACCAAGCGGTTTGATCCGTTGACCTTCCAGACGCTTTACACGCTGGATACGCTCTACGGCGTTGTGATGACGAACCCCGAAATGTGCGGCGTTCTGATTTTCAATCAGGTCTAACAGGGGATGGGGGGAGCCTTGGAAGTCGGCTCTCCCCAACTTCTTAAAGGAGTGATCAAATGCCACTGAAAAAAGGTTATAGCCGGTCGAGCATCGGCAAGAACATCAAGATGGAAGAAAAGGCTGGTCGCCCCAAGAAGCAGGCGATTGCCATTGCTCTGAACGTTGCACGCGATGCTGCAATGAAAGCTGGTAAGCCGTCAAAGGCTCCCAAAAGGAAAAAGAAGTGACCGACTTTCCAACCATTTTATATCGGACTCCTGGCCCTTACAGAAAGCCCGGCGGTGAGACATATGACACCGAAGGCGCTGCGGATCAGGAAACGTTCGACGCATTGACCGCTAAAGGCTGGTTCCCGTCCTATGAGGAAGCTATTGGCGGCAAGCGTGCAAAGAAGATCATCGCCTCGGCGGAAGCGTTTGAGGACGCGATTGATGAGGTATCAGCCCCGACCCGCGATGAACTGGAATCCAAGGCAAAAGAACTTGGCGTCTCGTTTAATGCGCGAACATCTGATAAGAAGCTTGCCGAGCGCATCGCTGAAAAGCTGGAGGTCTAATCGTGGGTATAACCAAGCGGCAGTTCATCTCTGGAGCCTTTGAAGAAATAGGCTTGGCAGAATATATATTCGATCTTCAGCCTGAACAGCTAGAGAGCGCCTTACGCCGCTTGGACGCAATGATGATGGAATGGAACGCGCAAGGCATCCGTCTTGGCTATCCCATCTCCAGCAGCCCACAAGATGCGGATCTCGACTCAGAAACCTTTACGCCTGACAGTGCATGGGAAGCGGTGATTACGAATCTCGCCATCCGCATAGCCACAGGATATGGCAAGACCGTCTCGCCCGATACCAAGATGCTCGCCAAGAACGCTTATAACGTCTTGATGCAGCGTGCGGCGTTCCCGCTTGAGAAACAATTGCCTGAAACCATGCCAATCGGTCAGGGCAACAAGCCTTGGCGCTGGGATGACCCTTACGTCTATCAGCCTGTCCCAACTATTGACGCAGGGCCTGATGGCCCCATCGAGTGGAGTTAATCAATGCCTGTTATCAATCAGCTACCATTGGTCACGCAGCTTTCCGGCGGCGATCAAGTTGTCCTTTGGGTCACCAATCAAGGCGATAGTCGACGCGCCTCAATCACAAGCCTGATCGAATATATCGAAGCCAACTTCGGCAATGTTGTCTGCACCACAGTTCAGACCACGCCAAGCACCTTCGCCCAGCTTCCCAATCCAGTCGGCAATGCAGGGGCGCGGGGTTATGTAACCGATTCTACGGTAGCAACCTTTGGCGCAACTGTTGCAGGCGGTGGTGCAAATCAGGTTCCCGTTTGGAGCAACGGCACGAACTGGCTGGTGGGGTAAAGTGGTGACGTGCCTCAGATAATGTGATAAGTATCCTTTAAGGAGTTTCTACAATGGTTCGTTCTTTTTCTCCTGCTCAAGCAAACACCGTCAATATTGATGTGTCTGCAACCTCGCAGCGGGTGCTTGTCGGTAGCTGCAATTCACCGATGACCGTTCGCGTAATGAACAACGGCACGGCAACTGTCTGGCTCAACTGGGGCGATGTATCCGTCACTGCGACCACGACAGCCGGTTTGCCGATTGGTCCTGGCGTTCACGAAGTTCTGACTCTCAGCCCCGATCAAGGTGGCCTGCTTTACATCGCTGCGATTGCTGCTGGCGTAAGCGGTCGCATTTACTTCACGCAAGGTGCTGGTATCTAATGTCTGTCCATTGGGGAGGAAAAGGCCCAGGCCATGTAAGCCGGTGGCCCAAGGCGGTTGGCCCTGTAAACACTTACAGCGGCGCGACCATGCTGCTCGACTTCCTCAATCCTGTATTAGATCCCCGCATCACCTTTAGCCGCGGCACTGGTGCAACCCGTGTCAATGCGTCCGGTTTTATCGAGACGGTTGGCAACACAACGCCCCGCTTTGACTATGATCCTGTCACGCTGGCACCTCGCGGCCTGCTGATCGAGGAAGCGCGGACGAACTTGCTGTTGCGCAGCGATGACTGGAGCAATGCCGCTTGGAGTACTAGCGGAGCTACGATTACAGCAAACGCTACCGCATCGCCTGATGGTACGACGAACGCTGATGCACTGGTCGAGGACGCCTCAACCGGCCTGCACATAACTCAGCAGTTCATTACCTTTGCAAACGCGACGGCATATACTGTGTCGGTCTACATTAAGGCAGGCAGCAGGACTTGGGTTCAGGTTGCATTGCCAGCGGCAGCGTTCACGGCATCGCAGGGCGGCTTCTTCAACTTGTCCGGCGCTGGGTCGCTTGGCACGGTCACTGGGACGCCCACTGCCCGATCAATCACGGCTGTCGGCAATGGTTGGTATCGCATCACTGTAACGGCTACCTCCACTGCTGCGGCTGGCGGAAACGTAGCTATTGTGGCCGCATCTGCTGACGGCACAACATCTTACGCCGGAACGAACGGCAGCCAAGCCCTTTACGCCTACGGCGCACAACTCGAAGCAGGCGCATTTGCCACCAGCTACATCCCCACGGTTGCCTCTACGGTTAGCCGCTCGGCTGACGTTGCATCCATGACGGGGACGAACTTCTCGACTTGGTATAACCAGACCGAGGGGACGTTTATTGTGGACGTGGCAGCAGCAGCCGGTCTGCGCACAGGCGGCGGTGTCCAAGGCATTTTCTCTGTCAATGACGGCACAACTTCAAACGTCATGAACGCGGCCCGAACTGCTTCTCGGACAGCGCGCTTTAACGGCACTGGTTCACCTGCTGGTGATGTGACCTCGGTTGGCACGATGGCTGATGGCGGTATAGTTAAACTTGCCGCTGCGTATAAACTTAATGATTGGGGCTTGTCGCTTGGCGGCGCTACCGTTGTCGCAGATACCTCTGCGGTGGTTCCACCAGTTAACCGGCTCGGCATCGGATCGCTGGATGGCCTGTTTGATCCCGCTGCGCAGTGGGGTGGCCACATCCGCGCTATTGCCTACTACAACACGCGCCTACCGAACACGCAACTCCAGACGCTGACCGCGCCATCACTGGCCTCGCCGCTGGCTCTGGACTTCCTATCCACCACTTACACTGTGGGATATTGATATGGCTACTACAGCCTTCAACGATTTAATAACCTTCAGCCGTGGCAGCAACGCAACCGTCACCGGCCCGAATGGCCTGATCCAGTGGGCACCGAGCAATCTGCTGACGAACTCGCAGGATTTTGAGGCGAGTGCTTGGCTGAAAAGTGGCACTGCAACTATTGTAGCTAACTCCGCTTTATCGCCGGATGGAACGATAACCGGTGACAAACTCGTTTTTAATTCAGGTGCTGCCCCCGGAGCAGCATATGTGTATCGCGCCGTGTCGGGTTTAACCAGCGGCATAAGCTATACACAGTCTGTGTTCATCAAGGAGGCGGGTGTAACAACTGCAAACATCTGGTCGAACATCAGCGGTTCGTACACATCCGTGCGAATTAATTTGTCAACTGGTGTGCTTTCGCAGAATGGCGCTCAACCCCTTCCTGCTTCCTACTCCGCTATCAGCGCGGGAAATGGCTGGTGGCGGGTCACTATTTCTGAAACCACCTCCGGCACAAGCGGCAATGTGGTGTACGTTGACACATCAGTCACAGGCGACGGCACTAACGGCGTCTTCATCTGGGGCGCACAACTCGAACTCGGCTCCACCGCGACCACCTACAACAACACCAGCGTCCGCAACCTGCTGGGGTTCAGCGAGGCGTTTGATAATGCTGCGTGGAGCAAGAACGGCTCTAGCATCGTAACAGGAGCAGCAGCCAACCCCGTCAACGGGCTGTTCAACGCTCAAAAGCTGATGGAAAACACAGCGGCGTCCACTCAACACTATACGCGACAGAACCCCATTACTGTTGCCTCCGGTGCGGTTGTTACGTTGTCGGTCTATGCTAAAGCTGGCGAACGGCGCTATTTAGGACTGCTGGAAGGTTATTCAAACAAGGGTCGCTATTTCGATCTTCAAACCGGCACAGTCGGGAATGTCTTGGTTGGCGCTCCTTCTTCGGCAAGCATTACCGCCGTAGGAAATGGGTGGTATCGCTGTTCTATTACGACCACTGCGCCAGCCACCACCGTTGACCATGAAATTTATCTCAGCGCAGATGGTTCATCGCTCTCCTACACAGGCGATGGCAACTCCGGCGTCTACATCTACGGCGCGCAGCTATCCAACAGCGCCAGCCTCGATCCTTATGTGCCAACCCCCGGTGCGGCACCGAGCAGCACTGCCTATTACGGCCCCCGCTTCGATTA